AAAATTAATTTTGGGTTCAAAATTACAGCACGCTCTCTCTATTGCTGTTATCTCAGGAATATTTGACGAAGTTTCTTTCCGAACCAGAAAAACAGTAAAGGAAGAAGATGACGAAAACTCCGCAGAAGCCGTGTACAAACAGCTACGCGCCCGTATTACAGGTCAGTTCAATCGCTTGGGACACGTACCGGGTATCCTCTGTGTCATTTCGTCCAAGAAGACAACAACTGACTTTTTGGAAGCACACATCGAAAGCGTCAAGAATGACCCTCATACGCATATATGCGGGGGAAAGAATGGATACAGTCAATGGGACGTTAGACCAGAAGCGTTCTCTAAAGAACGTTTTTACGTCTTTGTTGGATCGTCTAAAACAGCATCTAGAATAATATCGGACGAAGAAAAGAAATTATATCCAGAAGATAGTCCGAATATTATTGCTGTTCCTTCGGATTTGAAAAGAGATTTTGAATACGACATTAACTCTGCTTTAAGAGAACATGCCGGTATTGCTACTACAGGACAAGCACTGTTATTTGATGATCCTTTGATCGTTACTCAGAATTGGGATCAGGAACGTAAACCAGTATTTCATGATGAAATACATCTTGGGTTTAAAGATTCTTATTCATTAAAGAATTTTTTGAATGGAGCGGAGTTATTTAAAGATGCAGGATTTGCAACTATACCAAGATATCACCCTGACATGCTCCGAGTTATACATCTCGACTTATCCAAGTCTGGAGATGCTACCGGATTTGCTATGGGCGGTGTATCCGAGTTAATAGAGTATGTAGGCAAAAATCAATTTGGGCAAGATGTCATTCGTTCTCTTGTTCCGAAATTTTGGATTGACTTTTGTGTTGGAATCAAGGCTCCACAAGGAGATCAAGTAGACTACATCAAGATACAGCAATTTATTAACTATTTAAAATCTAATAAATTTAGAATACACTTAATTACATTCGACCAATACCAATCAGTAGGGCCGATGCAGATGTTAAGTAGGGATGGTTACAATGTAGACAACCGTTCTATAGATGCAATTGATTTACCTTATATTATGTTAAGAGATGCAATGAATTCTAAGAACCTGTCTATGTATAAAAACAAAATATTAGAAAAAGAATTAATTAACTTGGTTCATATGCCTTTTGGTTTAAAAATGAAAGTAGACCATCCTAAGTTATTCTTAGATGGTCATGCTGGCTCAAAAGACCAAGGTGACGCTTTGGCTGGTGTAATTGCTGGTTGTTATGAATTGTTAACTGATCTTAAGAAGCATCCAGATACAGCCAATGCCGATGCTGCATCCAAGATTATTGAAGGTCTTAATACTGGTTCACGTCCAGATGTTATACCTGATGTGTCTGGCGATGAAAATGAAATGATGGAAAATCAAATAGATAAAAGGAATCCCTATAACTTTAAGTTATAAAGGAAAATATCATGGCGTACTTTGACAGAAAAAATCCCGCAGAAAATCAAATTTTTAGTCCCATAGCTAATGCTCTACGTACTATCTTTGGTAGATCTGTTACCCAAGTTGCCCAGTTAAAGGGTCAGGATCTAGAGCAGGATGCTTATAACCGGCCAGATTCTATTGAGAAACAATTAGCTAAGATATTTTCTGGTTATACGGATATTCAATATGATCGAGTTACTAAATACCGTGATTATGACCGTATGGATATTAGTTCTACTGAATGTCAGACGGCTTTGGATATCTATGCAGAAGAAGCTTCCCAACCAGATTCAAAGACTGGGATGAAGGCATGGGTAGAGTCCGAAGATCAGAAGATGGCTGATGAATTGAACGGTATGTTCAAGCGCATAAGAATGGAACATAAAGTTTGGGGTATATACCGTAATATTGCCAAGTACGGGGATTGTTTTGAATACATGATGTTAAGTCCTTATGGTATTCATGACATGCAATTCATCCATCCTTCAAGAGTAGAAAGAGTGCAAGAAGATGGTTTGCAAGGATTTAAGTGCCCTGATTTAACTGGCGTAGTCCCAATGGATAATCGGGTTGGATTATTCAAGCCTTGGGATTTCATTCATTTTAGAGTAATGGCCTATGACCAAGAAAGCGTGTATGGACGGTCATTTCTAGAGTCATTGCGTAAGGTTTGGAAACAGCTTTCCATGTTGGAAACAATGATTGTTATTTTCCGCATTTCGAAGGCGGTACAACGTAACATCTTTTATGTTGATGTTGGTCAGGCTTCAATTCAAGAAACTGCTGAACTAGTAAAACAATACGAAAAATTCCTTAAAACCAAATCGCAGTTTGTCGATTCAGCAACTAAAGACTTTAAGATGGATTTTAATCCTGCCACTATATTACAGGATATTGTTTGGCCTGTACGTCCGGGTTCTGCTTCAAAGGTAGACCATTTAGAGAATACGGCTAATATTGGGCCATTAACAGACCTAGAAGCATTTAGAAGTAAGATGCGTATTGGTCTTGGTATTCCCAAAGACTTCTTTGATGGAGAAGTATCTGGTGCATGGAATTCCAAAGAAGCTTTAATCCTTCAAGATGCTCGTTTTAGTCGTAAGATAGAAAGAATACAAAATTCTCTTAGGGATGGTTTGATACGTATGTGTCAAATCCATTGGGCTATTACTCATCAATTATACCTTGACCCAGATGCTTTCCAAGTTAAGTTAGGAACTATATCCGATTCTGCTGAAAGAATTCGTGAAGACATCCTTCTTAGAAAGGCCCAGATCCTTGAGATCCTTGGCAATCTTTCAGTTACTATGGGATGGAATCGCAAGGTTTGGACTGATTATCTTCTTGATGAAGTTTATCCTTTACCCAAGAAACTTCGTGATGATCTTAATACTCCAGATCCTGTAGAGATGGAAATGATGATGGCAGCGGCTGGTGGTGGAAAACCCGGCGAGGGCGGCGGTGGCAAGAAACCCGGATTAGGTGGAAAACTATCGGTTATGGGTGGAACGATGAAAAAAACTAAGCCACCGAAAAAGGTAACAGCAGATAATCTTCAAAAAGGATTACGTGCTTTTGGTTATGGAAAAGCTGAAAGTGAAACTATTGATGATTTAACTCCTCAATTAATGGAAGAGTTTGTGGATGAAACCGAACAACAGGATGCCTTGGAAGCAATAGCGGAAACAATACTATCTCCTTTTTTTGGCTTAACCAAAGAAGAAATTGATGTAATTATTTCTGCACCGAAGGACACAACCGTTCCTCAAGGAATGTCCGGTTGGAAAAAGCTACAAGAACTAGGCATAGCTCCCGGTTCTCTTGAAGAGGGTCAGAGCTACGAGAAAGAAACATCCAAAGACTTTAAATCTCCATTAAATGACATATCTTAAATAAGTACACAAGAGGTATAAAATGGTTAATAAAAAAGACTTAGTTGGTAGAATCAGAAGCCAATTACAGTATAAATATAAACCAGCAGAATTAGAACTCATGATTTCTGCTGTAGTTGATACTATACTTAATGCTTGTGAAAATGGTGAAGAAGTATCTATACCTAATTTTGGAAAGTTTTATCCTCGTCATGTTAAAGGTAAGACTATAAAACAAAACGGGATTAGTTGGCTTCAAGGAAAAGAGTTTACTGTTCCAGATAGATTTTTATTTGGATTTAAACCTTCTTCTTTTTCAAATGATAGAGTGAATCAATTAACAAAAAAGATAAACAAAACAAAGTCAGATGAAAAACCTTAAATTAGACCAATTAATACTTTATAGGCAGAAATTAGATAAAATTTATACTAATTTACTAAATAAGACTGTATTAATTCCAAATTTAAGAAACGTAGTACAATCTACTCAGCGTAGTATTATCTCTCCTCAAGTATGGAGAAAGAAGAAAGCTAATGTTCAAACATTAGCTGGTAGAAGTTTCGTAGCTTTGCGTAATGCTTTTTCTAGAAAATTATACGAAGTAATGAATTTATTTAAAGAGGAAGAAATAGAAGAAAAAGAATTTAGATCAAGAATTAAAGATATTTATAAGTCTTTTTATCAAAGAGCTTATAACTTTGGTTTAAAAGCTGGTGGGTTAGGAATGTCTTTGAATTATCTTTCTTTTAGCCGGTTATCTAAACTTCCTGCTTTAACTTATCAAGATAGGTCTTTTCTAGAAAATTCTATTTACGATTCCGATATATTTATTTCTTATTTTCTCAAAACCAAAGACAAAGAGATTCCTGAGCATTTCTTCGACCTCCTTTCTAATCAGTATGACGTAGGGCGTTTGGTTGGGGCACCCGCCCGCTCCGTGGTCTACTGGAAGCGACCAGCCGGTTCAAGCTGTGAACTGTGTGGATATATGGAGAACGCCTCTCCGTGGCCTACAGAACGACTTCTCATACTTCCCTTCAACTGTAAGAATTGCTCCTCAACTATAAGAATAATTCCAAAAAATTCTTCTGAATATGATAACCATATGGAAAGACTATCGGATACAGAAGCTATTGAGAACTATATTAGACCTTTACTACAAGCTGATAACTATTGAAATCATAATATTTAGTGAATAAAATAGGTTAAAATTAGACATATAATATGGATTATTTTATCTAATAAATCTAGATTTTAGGAACATATATGGACGAAACTAACAGCCTTCCTGACGCTATGTTAAATATGTCCGAGGAAAAGATTGTGGCCAAAATGATGGATATGCATGGTGCCAAGAAAAATAGTGGAAGATTAGAAGAAGAGATGAAGAAGAAAAAAGAACGAGAAATGGAAGCTCTTCGGAAGATCTACGAAGAACAGCATAAGGCTAAGGGGGAACCTCTAACGGAGACCGTTGAAGGTGGGGTTCACCGACAAGCGGCTCCAACCCCGCCCGCTCCTAATACAATAGGTGCTGCTTATGACTCAAAAAAGGAACACGAACCATCAGGGTTAAATTGGGTTGCCACTACGGAAGGTAATGTTATGTCATTGCCTACTATTAGTGACACTCATCAGTTCCTTGCTGCCGCAAGTCAACAGCCCGGTTTTGCTTTCGGATTAGTAGCAAAAGCTGGCGGAACGTTATGTTTCATTAAATATGACGAAAAAGGAACTGTTTATATGGCTGAACCTTCAAGGGAACCGAATAAGTTTGCGAATCCCGGACTTAACTATGATTTTGATAACGATCCCGCTTCTTCTAAAGAAGCTGGTCCATCCTCAATGGTTCCAAATACAAGAAGGATTTTAGGGAGAGCAACCTTAGAAACAAAAGATAATAAATGGTGTGGCACTCCTGCTTTAATGAAGCAGGGTAAAGATTTCTTCGAAGATGTTAATGGCATCATGGAAGATGCTCTTGATGAAAGTCGGGAAATAGATGTTGCTAGTTTAAATAATCCTCGTCAGCAAGCGTTAGTTACAAAACTATTAAATGCTGCCGCAGAACTTAGAGGTACTCCTCCTCCAAAAGATGAGAAGGAAGAATTACCGTTACCAGCGGCTACGATGCAGCCCGGAATTCTAGTAGAAGAAACTAATGAAGAAAAAGAGATTTCTTTAAGTGATTTAAGTAAGTTTGCGATTCATATTTCTCAGATTAGAAAGACGAATGACTCAGAACAGCTAGAAGCATTAGAAGATAGTATTCTAAATTTTCTTGCTGAAAATCTTCTTTTGAATAAGCCCGTTGTTACTAAAGAAGTTTTTGAATCTTTTATAAATGAATTTAATAATTGCTTAGAGGACTAAGATGGCTGTAACTTACTCTGTTCAAGCAACAGTATTTCGGTCAACGAATTTTGACCGAGAAACGTTTAGGAAGTTAGGGCTTACTTCTGAAAGAGCCGAAGATGAGTTTGCTTCCTCAGTTGATTTGAGCAAGATACCTTTACCTACTTTTCCTATTCTTATTCCTACAGCGGCTGCAACAACAATTAATTTTGTAGGAATAGTAGTTACAGGGGGAATGGTGACAATTCGATTGACAACCGGTAATTTGAATTTTAACAATATTGACTTACCGGTACAAGGAACCTTATTAATGTCTGGAGTGGAATTAAGCCAAATAGTCATATTAGGGGTTGTATCTGGTAAGCCTTATGTAGAAGTCTTTGGAAGTGGTTCATAATGCCTTCTAGGAGATTGGAAGACTGCGTACAAGAACTGCAAGCGAAGATTCCTCTATTAATGAAGGATTATGCTACATTATATGAAGATATAGATTTGATTATAAAGCCAATATGTACATTACGATCTATTGCCGAGCAACAAATTTTATACGCTCAAGGAAGAACAGCCCCCGGAAAAATCGTTACTAAAGTTGATGGAATAACTAATATAGGAATGCACAACCCCACCCCGGAAGAACCTCTTTCAAGAGCAATTGATTTTGGGGTATTCCAGCACGGTCTTTATATAACTAGTGATATTTATTACTATTATATAGGTCGATTAGCCAACGATTACAATTTAGTTTGGGGTGGGTTTTGGAAAAGTTTTAGAGATAGGCCACACGTTGAAGTTAAGAGAAGTTAAATGAATAAGAAAATAAACGATCTTATTACAAAGAATTTGAAGGAGGATGATGGCACAGATCCTCTTACATTAACGAATACTATTCTTGCACATAATATGAAGAAAACGGGATTTGATTGGGTTAAACAAGTATCTCGTCAAACTACCGTAGACCGCATATTTTATGATGCAAAAAAGGAGGCGGACAACGAAGGCGAATATAAATTGGAAGAGGTCGTTAGGGAACAACAACCTATGCCTGTAGAGACGAATGATAAAGATCCAAACATCCAAAGTACAGATCCCCAATTTAATAGTTGTCCTGCATACTTAAATGGAGTTTGTAGAGTAAATGGTAAACCTTGCGTTTACAGTAATGCTGATTATAAGGAATGTGGCGTCTATAATTTAGCTAAAACCGGTATGCCTGTGCTTTTTGAGATTCCGTTTGGTAAAGAGAACGATATGGCCTATATAAAAGGCATTAAAGACAAA